TTATAAGAATAGATAATCCAATAAAATAAGGATTGAGACAACATATACAAATTCAGATAAATCATTCCAATTCTCACCCGTAACAATTGATGCCGGCAGAACATCTGCGACTGGCGTAACCAAGTATACAGCATTCTCTGGTCACTTAGTGATTTCTTTGTTAAAAATTGGCAAACAGATAAATGAAACTTTTAAGGTTCAACTTGAATATGGCGATACTGCTACCCCTTTTACTCCATACGAGTTTTCCGAGTTCACCATGCCAAGCGGTCTTAATATCTATAAGCTCACAGATGATATCTATGACGAAGTGAAGTTAGAAAATGGCGTAGCTAAACTGATAAAGCGTGTCGGTAAATTAGAACTAACTGGCGAAGAAGAGAAAATTACTCACTGTTTCACTACCCCAGCTGGGACTATTGGTTTTAAGTATAAAAACCCGACCGAAGAAAAAATCTTCGTTCAGCAAAATTCGGTAGCTAACATTATCTGTTCACATTTTAATGCGATTAACGAAGATGCTGTCTATACGACAAGGGAAAATAAAACTGGTGTAGCTATCTATGGTGGTTACAATAACTTCCCTAAGTACACTAATACTATCGCTTTTTGGTTCAAAATAACTGACCAGGCGTACATGAAAATCACTGATGTAGTATCGTTTAAGAACTGGCTGAAAGCGGAGAAAGCCAAAGGCACACCTGTAACCGTATATTATGAGATGAAAGAACCTCAAATCACTGAGCTTGGCAGAACTAATCTTAATCAAGTCTATGTTACCGATACTCATCTAGAACTCGGAAACGGTATTAAGGAAACAATTAAAGGTATTGCTCCAACCGCAACTCAAACAGACTATGCAAGGGCTGGAGGTATTACCAAGACTATCTACAACACTGAGATTAAGGTCGACAAACAGAAGCAAGAGATCGAGTCAGTAGTTTCGAAACAGACTCAGGTAGACCAGAAGCTAAATGAAGAATTTACTAAAGTCACCCAAAACATTAAAGATGTAGTTACTACGATTCAGACCACTGGTGGTGGAAATTTAATTAAGAACTCCGTGGGTTACGCTAAAAATCAAGACGGAACACTGGTGGAATGGTCTAAGAATAGTGTTGGTGAAGTTAAAAGCTACACGAGTCCAGAATCTAGGTCTTATGGAGCGATTTCTGGTAATGCGATTGAACTGAAAAAAGGCGCTAGTATTACTCAGAGGCTCAATGTGGCGTCTAGTGGTAAAATTCCGTATTCTCTATCATTTAGAGCTAAGAAAGGCGCTATTGGTACCGCTACGGTTAAATTAAGTAATACTATTGATAGCTTTGTGATTACAATTCCAGAAAATAAAGAAATTATCTGGCAAAACTTCGATTTAACCAAAATCGACCCAAGCATGAACAATCTAGATGTTACTGTTTCGACCAGTAATAACTGTGAGCAGTTCCTAATTACTGACTTAATGGTCAATATGGGAGACCAAGTGGTTCCATGGGTGCAGGCTAATGGTGAGATTCTTAATACTCAGGTAGCCGTTAATGACCAAGGCATGATGGTCTCTTCTAGTGTTTACTCTGGCGATTATGTGCAAATCACGCCCCTAGGGATGAGTGGACACTCTAATGTCACGGGTACAGATGAGGAGGTTTTTAAGCTAAATCGTGACGTTACGGAGACATCAAAATTAAGCGCTAGAAAAGAAATTAATATGGACCCAATAAAAATCGTACCAGTTAAAGATGGTGAAAGGCCTGGCTGGTATTTCGTAGGGTAGGAGGCAGAAATGAATAATGGATTTTTCGAAACGCGGGACACTGGGTTATCAGGATACCCTAGTCGCTTAAGGCTTGAGTGGTGGCTGATTGAGCAAGATGTGACTAGTAATCGCTCGCGCATTGGATTTAAGCTTTTTGGCACTGGTGGGACCCTTGCAGGAGCTTGGTCGACACTATTTAGAGCGTACGTGAACGTGGCCGGTCAGGAATGGAATACTGGCCGCCATAACCTCTATAATGGCACTGTTATAATTCAGGGCGAAAAGTGGATTAGCCATGACTCCGCTGGCGGTGGTTGGTTTGAAGTGTTTTCAGATGCTGCGATTTATCAAAACTCGAATAACTCATTTGGGAAAGCTAGCTGGTATTTGCCAACCATTCCAAGGGCTTCACAGCCGTCTATCACTTCCTATCCGAACAATACGCCGGATTTTAACCTTGGTGAAACTATCACAATCCACATGAACTCTGTGAACGGAGCTTTTAGACACAATGTCTATTTTATGTACGCCGATAAGGCCTATGAAATCGCGAGAGATGTACAATTTAACTGTGTTTTTGACACTAATAAAATCGCAGAGGAGATTTATAAAATCACCATCTCTAAAAAGGCGTATTCTGGACAAATCAAGGTCGACACCATATTTAACGGGAACTTAACTGGCAGTAAGACCTGCCATTATAACGCTCATTTGGTCGGCGTCGAACCAACATTCACGGAATTTACCTGTTTTGACACGAATAACGTTACTAAGGCGATTACTGGTAATGACCAGGTGTTTATTCAAGGTCAATCTCGTTTAGGGGTTAAAATTGCCAAAGAAAACAAAGCTGAGGCTAAAAAGTACGCCTCGATGAGTAAATATTTGGCCTCCGCATTCGGAGTTTCGTCTACTAAGGTATTTTCTGATACCGCTGATGTCCAATTAGACCTTGGCGTGGTTAACGCTAATACAAACCAAGTGGTGAGTGTCTCAGCATTAGATTCGCGTGATTTTGCTACTATTGTGCGAAAAAATATCACGGTAATTCCGTATTCAGCCCCGACCGTAGTTTTAACTGGTGGACGCGTGAATGGGTTCGATCGCGAGACGAAGATTAAGATTTCTGGTGCCTTTTCACTAATAACTATCGGAAACTCTCAGAAAAATATTATAAATGGCAATACTGGCGTGCAGTTTCGCATTAAGCCAAGTAATTCCGATTGGCAGGCTTGGGAGAACAAACCATTTAAGATTCTGGGTGATAAAATTACTGTCGATGAATTCGTTATTGGTCTAGATAGCGATAAGAGCTACATGCTTGAAGCAAAAATCACTGACTCTATCACATCTGTTAGCGTACGAGCGCTAATTCCAGCTGGCTCACCTAAATTATTCCTCGGGAAAGATGGACGGGTGAGTATCGGAGATATTCCTCTGATAGATAAACCTAATGAAAACCTTGGACAATTAGAAGTCGCTGGTGATATTTACTCGAATGGCTATAAGTTATTAGCTGAAGCTCCTGGGGTGGTTAAGGCACAGAATATAGGGCTGAAGCCAAATGAGGAAAAGAATCATGGTTGGACAGAAATTCCGATTGGAACGAATCTCTCATTGTTTATGATACAGCAACAGGAGACTATCCCACGAGATTACCACACTGGGTGGGATTATATAGTGCCATCTGATTTTCCGCTACCTCAGGACGTAAAGATTCTCAGTGGGTTAATCACTGCATATGCTTCGGATGCCGCCATTAGTGTCAACTTGTCTATTACATCATCACACGCGGTTAATGGTACTTGGCGAAATAATTACGCTACATGGGCTCAGAACTGCCGAATCTATTGGAGTGGATTTATTATTGCCCAAAAATAACAGATATATGGTAAAATGTTTATGGCTACTCCAGTTTGCAACTTTCTGGAACAAAGTAGCTATTCGATTCCCTTTTTAATGTTATAATTAAAGCAAATCTACGACCCCAATTTCTTCGGAAATGTGGTCGTTTTTTGTTGTAAGAAAGGAAAAACAATGTTAGATAAGATTATTGCAGCGGCGGTCGGAGCGGGGATTCTAGGGGTTGCATATTTACTTGATTTACTCATTGGTATAGTGAAGGTTATTTTTACGCCTAATTTGAAATGGTCCTGGAAGAAGATGTTCCAAGACCTAGTTAAGGCAATTATCTGGGCTGTTGGTGTTATTGGTACAGTAGCTTTGCTTGAAGTTACAAACTGGTACGCCAAAAAAGTTGGGGCAGATATGTCATTTTTGCAGGACGCTTCATTCCCGATTTTAATTGCTGGCATTTTAGGTGGGGTTGGCTGGTATTTAACCAATACGATCAAGAATATTGTTGCCTTTATTAATAAGAAGACAGATGTAAAGCTCGATGAATCTCAAGCTGACTATGCAGGGTTAACTTCTGATATAGTGAAGACGGCTAAAAAAATTGCTGAACTCATCACTCCTAAACACACAGTTAATGATACCCAAACCGATAAAAAGGCCGAACCTACAGAAGAAGAAATCACAGAAGTTGGACAAGGTGGAGATAACCCTTTATCTAAGAGACTTCCAGATGGTGATAGTGACTACGGTAAAGGCTGGCAATGTAGTAAATACTCATGGTATCTAGCTTCTGGAGTCCGGATGAACTATGCGCCTCACCCTGATTACGGCCCATGCAACGGCAGCGGCATGGTAGACTATCTCGTCAATAAGCTTGGCTGGGTACGATGTGATAAGCGTAACGGTGCTATTTTTGCGTATTCTGCAGGTGCTTATGGTCATACTGGTATGGTCGTAGACGCAGCAAATAATATTGTTAATGACGCTAACTGGGTTCCACTACATGTTTCCACTCACTACCTTAATCTTGACGCCGTTGGAGCTATTTATGCATGCCCTAAGTCTATGTTAGAGGCTGAGAACCCTAAGCCAGTTCCAGTTACTACAACTCCTGCCCCTGAACCACAGCCAGCTCCTAGTAATGAAGTTAGCTATACTTATCAAACTGGCGATACGTTTGGTGCTGTAATTCTTAAGCTTGGTCTTCAAACTGACAATGGCTTATGGGGAGATAATGGTGATGTAGCTTTCTATACCAACCAGCTTCATGAGCAAGGTATTTATGGCAACATCCCAGTTGGTGCGACTATTAAATTGAGGCGAAGACAGTAATGCGGATTGCGGTGGAAGATATTACAACGTTCATTTCCGTAATTGCTGGTGTAATTACGGGACTCGGTATTATCGCCAAATTCTTAGACAATATGATGAAGAGGTGGGTGACCAGCCTTATCGACCCTCTAAATCAGAAAATCGATAAAAATGGACGTGAATTCGCTGAATTACTCGAAAGAAAGAATAAGAAACTTACAGAGCTACTTGAAAAAAATAGCCAAGAAATCCATAGTATCGATATTGCCCAATGTCGGAACTTTATAACTAGATATCTAGCCGATATTGAGAGAGGTGAAAAACTCACAGAGATTGAGCTTGAACGGTTTAATGATATTTACTCTCACTATGAAGAAATCGGCGGAAATTCATACATTCACTCTAGAGTTGAAAAATTAAAGAAACAGGGTAAACTGTAATTAGGACACAGGTTATAGTGTTGAGTTAAAAGAGCCTCATGGGAGGGGCTCTTTTTTTATTATATTTTTTGAACCATAAAAATAGCCCCCTCTCAACATGGGGCTATTTCAGGTTTGAATGGTTAATCTGTCAGTACCGTGCTAGTTCTAAATTCTTGATATTCATCCTCGGAATGAGTGCCGTTATAGTACTTCATAGCTTCATCGATCCCGCCATGTTCGCATATCATGGCTGTTTTTAGGATGATTGTAGCTTCGTTTGCTCTACATTTTAGCTTGGCTTTATCGTCATCCTGAGCTAGGATTGATTCGACTATTAGGTTGACTGTAGTTAGTTTTAACATATATCTTACCTACTTGCTTATTGTGTTCAGATGCATAATGCTTTCCACTAAAGAGAAAACAATATTGTTAATCTGGCTAGTCCTCTCTTTTTCTGGGATTTTATTAATTACATCTAAGCATAATATTAATTTTGCTTGAGTATCCGATGAGCGATTGTTTGTCATAGCTCCGGTGGCCTTTATGGCCTCTATTGCCATTCTAATCGCTGTATTTTCTTTTTGCTCTTGAGCTAAAAGCTGAATCTTTTTAACATCATTATGAGTTAATTTACCTGACATCTTATTCCTTAGCTTAAGAGCATATAGTTCGTTCGCGAGCTCATTATACTTCTTTACTAGTTTACTATACTCATTAGACGCCCAGAGCATTGTAATAGTACATAGAAACAATATTAAATTCGTAATTAATTGCATTTTTAACTCCTTAAATATTCATCAATTATCTTTTTGCATTCCCCAATCCCAACCCCAAACTCCGCTTTGTAGCCTCTCGCACGCAGTCTTTCGAGCATTTCAGCCTGTTCTTCGATATGTTTGTCCCACCAATCTCCTTTTTTGCGGATTTTAATCTCACCCTTCAAGGGCTTTTTAGCGTCTTTATCGCGTTTTATTTTGGTGCCGTCTTTTTTAATTTCAATATAGAGCCCGAAATAAAACCCCCATTCGCGCACGATACCATTCCAGTCTTTGCTATTTACATTTTCACTTGACTCTGCAATATATAAATCCGGATAGCCACGCTCTGGGTGTAATCTATGATGTTTCGCCGCTTGACCAGGTGTCAATTTAATATCGGCTGCGAGATCAAAGCGATAGATTACGTCTGGATATTGAAGTTGCAAATATCGAGCGATCTGCTCATAGAGACTATGCTCGGAATTATATTTCGGGATTCGTCTCATATTGTAATCACTTTAATTAGCCACACCACCAACATTATCGGCAATATAATCCCCGCTAGTGCTGATATTAGGATGATAATTATAAATGTGCTTTCAATTAAATGTTCGATAAAAACTCTCATATTAGTTGTCCCTATGTTCTAATTCATATTTTTCCAGTACTTCTAACGGAGCGTCTTGGAAGAACCTACCAATGCTTGATATAGTTGGCCAAAATTTAGTGACTTCATCAGGTTTAAGTAGCTCTGAATAGTCATACTCAGAGGCGTATGTTAAAAGAGAATGCATTCTTAAAGCTCTAATTACTAGGGCCGTTTGCTCTCTGGTTGGTAATGGAACATTGCCAAAAAGTTTACTATCTTGCTCCATATCAAACCTGATAAAATCGACGATGTTTTCATTGTTAGCCATATGCTTATCTTTATGACCTGTGTATAGCATTATTTTTTCCTTTCTTGCACTTCTTTATCAAGATTAAACTTCTTCTTTTTGCTTGCCATACGAATTTTTGCCCAGTAGATTTGCTTGTCACTTTTTGAATGTTTAGCGGGCTTATGGGAGCTAAGCTTTCCCCAATCTACTGGTACATCAAATTCATTCTTTTTCATTAGGTTCGTCTTTATTTAGCAATTCAGGATTCTCGTGAATATTTCCTAGTATTTCCATGTCGTCTTCAACGAAATAGTCGTACGCAAATGTTAGTGTCTGGTCTTCTTCAGTGTTGTCATAACCAGCAGAACAGAAAACCTCACCTGCACGTTCATTTTCTATATCGCATAATCTCCGTAGTTCTTGATTGTTATATTTAACATTCTTTATTCCATATGCCACCTGGCCTTCAAAAAAACAGACTTCCCCTATAGCAGAGACTTCTGCCTCACGGACGTTAAAGACGTATTCAACGACATCCCCCTCGTAAATCTCCTTGCCGTTCTCGTCATGGAGCCCAGTGTATTGCTCCCATATCTGTTCATTGCCACTCAACTTTTTATCGCCAGTCTCCGTACAGGCTCCACAAATTAAATCGCCCAGTGTAACATAAGTATAGGCTTTATTGATCTTGTCCCACGCTCTGAATTTTAATTCACGCATTTTTACTCTCCTTAATTTTCGCAGTAGCCATCTTAAAATTGCTATTCCCCATAACCGTTCGATATATTTTCCAACTCAGCTTCCAACCTAGCATTTTCCATGAGTTCTTCAAAAACTTTTTCATATAGTTCATTTACCAAATAGTCATAACTGCGCTCTTTTATCGCATTACCTAAACTTATAGTAGTGCCTTTCTGGTAATAACTTGAAAAGTCCTTTTCATAAGTGATTTCTTCGTTATATTTATTCAATATCTCTCGAATAGTATGTTTTGTTATCATTCAATGCTCACCTTTCTAGCCCCGCATTTTCCACACTTGCCGTTAATCGTATGCGTCATGCACCAGCAATTCCTGCAGAGACTAATTTGCGTATCATTCATGCTAACTCCCTATACACTCGATTATCTTGATCTTTTATATACCCCCTTTTCTCAAACCACTTATCTAACCTTTTATTGAAGATCTCACCTATCACTAATTTGAGGTTATTGTCTCTTGTGAATTTTTCGAGAAATTCAATGAATTTTAGAAACTGGCCATTGTGCATTTTAGAGTTGGTAATAGCTAATAGGTTCACAACTTTCTCATCTGCTAGGTGAAAAAGACCATGAAGGCTACCATGCTTAAACATATAGTAATGGTCATCACCGAGAAGTTCTGCGACTGGGAACTCCATATAGACATCAAGTAATGTCAATATCTTACGGGAATTGTCTGTGCCTGCCTCACTCATTTTTTGATTTTTCCTCTTGCTTTTCCCAGATTTCATCAAGATTTTCATACCTAGGCCAGGCGTTTTCTTCAATTGCCGTGATATGAGCGTCGGAAAAACCAAGGATAGACCAGTAGGGGCGCTTCACATTGTTAAAAATTCGTATTTCACCGCTTTTTAACAAATCAAGGTGAATTTCTTGTGGCCTCCCTGGCCACTCGAAATTCATAATGTGGTCGACCCCTGTTGCGATTACAACTTTCTTAACTGCTTTATTTTTATCGCCTATCTGCAAATATCCACACTCGAAGCATCTGAACCCCGAACTATGAACTCTGGCAGTAGGCTTAAAATATGGTTCCCAAATACCACCTGATTCCATTTTTCATCTCCCGAAATACAGCCACCATTTATATACTGACTGGTTTAGTTTTTCTTCTTTTAGCCCTAAAATCTTCTTATTATTGTCTTCGTAAACTTCAATCTGTTTCTTAACCAATTCATTACTATGAAGCTCAGGATAGGCCGAGACTACAGCAATAGCATTGTCAGGCTTGAGGTCTCTGTAAGCTTGTTTCTCGTGAGCTAAATAGCTTGCAACTGTGGCTTGGATTTTAGATTCAATCTCAGCATTTTGTGATTGATAGAGTTCAATTCTAGAATCCAGGTTTAAGCCACTAATTAAACTAGCTATTAACAATATTTGAATAAACAAAGGTATTACAAGAATAGGGACGGCTACTAAGATAAACAGGTCTCTATCAAGATCTTCCTGTTTAGAATAAAAGAAGATGGAGAAACCTATTGACAGTAATAATATAAGCGTTAGCATTATTCTTAGTCCTCGTCCTCTTCTTCTGGCCCGAACTCCATATCTATGCCAGAACTTACCAAATCTTTTCCAAAATAAGTGCCAATAGACTTCTTAATAGAGCCATTTTTTGTATAGAAGTCAAGTATATAGTAAGCTCTTTTGATAGGTCCTTCCGTTATAAACGATGCGTGAATGTTAGCTTGAATTTTTAACTTATCACAAATGCTCTGGACATCAATAGGATGTAATAATTCATCAATCTTATGAGCAGAAAAATTAATCTTGTGCTCCATTGCAAATTTTAATTCAGCTAAAACTACTTCTTCGTCCAAAATTCTATATTCTTCCATTACATCTCTCCCATCTCATATTTACGGACAATTTCCCACTGCTCTTTATGCTCTTCAAGGGATTTTAATAAACTCTCTTCATCCTTAAAGCAAATTACTCCTGAGAAGTAATAAGACATACCTATATGGGTTTTGGCAATTGTATCGTAAAAAGCATGCCAATTTTCGCCATTCTCAACCCATTTTCCACCCTCAGCGTCGTCTAGAAGTACTTGGCGGGCGATATCGTATTCAAGTTTAACCTTAAGCTCTTGTTCTGTACGTCCATAAATGCCAGCATTGTAGCGATAGTTGTCCATGTCGTCATTGGTATCAATCTCATGGCGTATAGCACCTTCATCGTCAATAAAATAATAACTATCACCTCTTCCACCCCTCCACCTTTCATGTTTTTCAGGGATTTCCTCAAACCATTCATCAAAGTTATTAATCTCGCTAACTGTAAGCCATGGTCTAGTCAGACATCCATCTGCGACAACTTGACCTAATTCTTTATATTCGTCAGGACTTTCACGCTCCTCAAAGAGGAGTACCAGCCTTAAGGGTTGGGGTGTCTTTCAGTAATTTATATCTCTTCATTTTATTTTCTCCTTTTATGGCAGGGGCGGCTCGGCAACCACCCCGTCAAGCATATCGGGCTGCGTTTATGACATTTAACCTTGATACGGCGAGAGAAATTATTATAGACCGCTCAAAGCACCACGTTGTTAATTTTCTAAACTGAAGTATTGCTCGAATAATTCGTTGGATTTTCTCTCTAATTTTGCGATTTTGATAATGCGCTTGAAATCTTTTTTATTAAGCTCGCACAAACACGTAATCAAATCGTGATAGCTTACTTGTGGTGATGGATTATCAATAAAAGTTTCGATCGCTTCATCTACCTTTTCTTTTACCATTTCTCTCTTTTTCCTTTCTCCTCGTTAGCTCTTTTTGGCATTACCACCGTGAGGATCGCTGAGTAATTCTTATGTTGTTTTAGATATCGTTCCAACTTATAAGCCTCTTTAATCGTCTTATGCTCGCAGTGCTGGGGTTTACCAGTGCTATCGACGTAATCGACGAGGACTTTATCAGGTTGGATTAAATTTTGTCTATTATTCATTTTTTCTTAAATCCAGAAATTACCACTAGGAGAAGTTTCCAGAACGATTCGTAGGTCTCGAATCGCGTCGGAGTTTAAGGAACTCAACTTTTTTGTTCCGACTACCGTCTACGACGCTCCTAGTGATAATTGTTGAGAATGAGGCGCTATTAAAGAATTTAGAGGTCTAAATTAAAAATGCACATTAAAACCGATTACGCCTCATCTGATGTTAAGTACTATGGCTGAGTCTATGTTGACATTTAACTGGTTCCTATCGACCAGCACCATCTGGTTATTTTTTAATTTTATTTTTCTGCTTAATTCTGATTGCTATGGTTTTAGTTGCTTCGATTCTATTCATACCCATCTCCCTAAAACGTTAGTTCGAGGATTTTACTAGTATCGTCATCAATTCTACGCATAATGTAATCCTCAAATGCTCTCGCCTCTTCAATCTGTTGCATGACATCTTCACGTCTGATTTCGAAGATCTGAAGTTCTAGTCCTGGGATTACATCTGTATAAAGTACGAAGTAAAGCTTCTTTAGTTTCTCGTTTACGACAAAATACTTTACGATCTGCATTCTGTATTCTTGAGGGTACTTCTTGGTTAGGAATGCTTCGATAATCTTTTTAGACTCTAGACATTTGACCTCGACCGCTTCCTCTTCCGAAATCACTGCGTCTGGCGATATATAGATATTTTCATTGTCGTCTCGCACCCAAACTACGCACTCCGGATTAGCATTTTTACCAGTTTTTTCGTTAAATACTTCAATTGCCTCAGGTTCAAGAATATGTCCACGATTTGCCATCGAGAACTGAGCTCCATTTAGCCTGTCCGCATAATCATTAGGGGTAATCGGGCGAGCGACACGCTCAGCGATAATCTCGTAGTAACGATCCTTCGGTTCAGCATTTAATTTTAGTGCCACAATATTATCTGCCCCGAGTAAAGCCGCCAATTCATCAGCCTTGGCTGTTTTTGGGTATTCAATTTGCAGTTCATCAAGCTTAGCTTTCATCTCTCCAATGAGTGGTAGCTTCGATATATAGAGGTCCTTGAAGGAAGACCCACCCGATTTTCCTTTGCGAAATTCCAACCATTCCTCAGAATTTTTCTCGAATTTAATTGTTTTCATTATTTTTTCCCTTATCTTCCGTCTTAATATTCTTTTTAACCGGTAGCTTTTCAGTTAATTTTTTCTTCAATTCATCTTTGATGTTAAGAATCTTTGGGTTATTGCGAAGCTCTGCACTAAGAGAGACATAAAGCTTGCGAAGTTCATCGATAGTTTTAGCTTTTTTCATTTTTTCGATAGTCTTATCGATTTCATCTTGAAATAGGTCGGCTTTATAGGCCTCAAATTGCTCCATTTCTTCGCGACTCGCCACTTCTCCAGAAGCGAGATAACCTAGCATTGCTAATGCACGCCCCACGGCTACAGTCTCTAGCTTTTCATTCTCTTTATCGCCCTTCTTAGCGGCGTCTGCAGAAGCCATAGCGTTGGCTGTGAGCTTGACGATATTAATATCCGTCCCGACAGTAGCCAAATCCAATATAACTTTGGAATCTCGCCAGATACGTGCTATAAAACGGACCTTATTTTCTGATATATCTTCACGCTCGGTGTCGATTTTGCCATTTGGATTTTCTTCCCAAAAAATTTTGATACGATCTGCAACTTTTGCATAATCTAT